TAAGCTATATGAAGTCAGTAGAGGTTCAGTTCAAAATTGGCTAAAATCATTAGAAGATAATAATTATATTAGCCGCAGCGTTATATACAAAAAGGGTAGTAAAGAAATATTGTCTAGGGTAGTCAAATTAACTGACACCCCTAGTCTAAATATCTCGACAGATAATACTAATACTAAAGTATATAATAATACTAATACTACGTATAGTAATAAAGGGAAATCAACAATGTCTAAATTAGATTCACAAATAAATTCTTGGCAAGAAGCTAAAAAACTACTATGAAACCACTTAAACAAGAAAACCTAGAAGACCTTAAAAAAAAGGTATTAAATTTAGTAGCTAAAACTTCAGTAGAAATAGGACATAGAACTGATCCTAAAACTTTAGCTAGTCTTAGTAAGATATTTGCTCAGGACTTAATACAAGAAAAGCGTTTTGGCAATATGACCTTTAACCAAATTGAAGATGCCTTTAGACTTGGGGTAAGATTTGGAAAGGATGAACCCTTTTTAAATATCAGAACTTTTTATCGTTGGGCTTATGAGCATAAGAAAGTAATAGATAATGCTTGGTATGAAGTCCACACTTTAGGGAAACCAAAAGAACAAACTTTATATTATCAAGAACCTTTAAAACTATTAAAATGAAAGAAACTAAGAATAAAAAAATTATGGACTATAAAAAAATAGACAACATTGAGGTAGATGGAATAGACTTTAAAGACTATCCTGACTTCTGTGATGCTTACATAGTAAGTGCTGACTATGATGGAAAGCCAATGACTGATGATCAGTTAGATGAAATCAATGAAGATGGGGATTTTCAATACGAATGTATAATGAATGATATACACTAATGAAAACAAAAGAAATAATCAAAGGACTATTATTAAAATACCCTGAACTAAAGGATAGTGATAATAAGCTGATTGCTAACTATTGGAACTTGGAGCTACAAAGTAAAAACAAGGATATAGATGATATGTCAGCTAGAGAATTTATAAGAATGTATGCCAACTCTAAACTTACTAATGCTGAAACTATAAGGAGAATGAGGGCTAAACTTCAGGAAGAAGTGCCTGAGTTAAGAGGTAGGGCTTATGAATTAAGAAAGGGAACTATTCAGGACAAATGGCGTAAAGACTTAGGTTATGAAAACAATTAGCAAATTAAAAAAAGAACTTGATAAATGGTTTAGTCTTTTCATAAGACTTAGAGAATCTACTAATGAAGGTATTGTACAATGCTTCACCTGTTCAAGGATTAGTCATTACAAGTCAGGTATGCAAAACGGACACTTTCAAAGTCGTAGACACCACTCGACAAGATGGAACGAAACCAACTGTCAAGTACAATGTGTCAAGTGTAATATGTATGAACAAGGAGAGCAGTTCCGCTTCGGTATTGCTTTAGACTCAAAGTACGGTGAAGGAACTTCTGAAGAATTAGAGTTTTTAGCTAGAACAATTATGAAAGTTAGCCGTATAGACTATGAAGAAAAGATAAGTTATTACAAAGACCTTGTTGATAAATTAAAAAAAGATAAAGGAATAGAATAAAAGTTTTATTAAATTTGGCAAATGATAAAGCCAATTTATGCAAGTGAAGAACACAAGACAATCATTGAATCGTATATCCGTATGTGTGAGGAGTTTGCAAAAGATGTAAGTTCAAAAAGTAGATACCATAATTACTTAGATGTAGTAGAAACAATTATTGAATACCATAACAACTATGGCTCAGGAAAAAACGAAAATAATTTTTATGATTGGCTCGTAATCATTCCTATCAATTTATCAGTAGCTACAAATGGCTTCTTTGCAGGATTAGAAACTAACAATAACAGAGCAGTAATACGAGCATATAAAACAGTTCTTAATGAAATGGTAATTGATACAGTAGATAAGATAGACAACCTAGAAGAACCAAGTGAATAAGATCTATCTTGAAATATCAAAGCTAAGTGATAAGTTCAGGAAAATGTGCTATGGTCTTACACAAGATAAGGAACAAATAGATGACGCTGTTCAGGAATGTATGCTTTACTTCTTACAAATGAATCCTGAAACGCTAAAGAAAATATACGACAAAGATGGGTTAGATGGAATAACAAGATATGGTGCAGTAGTTTTAAGACGAGCTTTAACAAGTACAAGAAGTCCTTTTTATTATCAGTACAAGAAATACTACACCCACATTGATAGCTTTACAAGTAATGTGACTTATGATGTAATTGAAACAGGAGAAGTTGTACCAACTAAACATCTTTACAATATAGCAGAAGAACCTGCTGTTAAGAATTTAGAGTTTGAAAAGCTAGACAGTATCGACTTAGTGTTAAACGATTTATATTGGTACGACAGAAAAGTCTTTGAGCTTTATTACTATGAAGGGAACACACTAGACAGTCTAGCTAAGAAAACAGGAATAAGCAGGAACAGTTTGTTTACTACAATAGATAAGGTAAGAGAAATACTTAAAAAGGAATTAAATGAAGATAACTAATGAAGACAATATAGAGTTAATGTCAAGGTATGAAGATAATCATTTTGACTTGGCTATTGTTGATCCACCTTATGGTATAGGTAATTTTACACCTCAAAATAATGCACCAAGACAAAAAAAAGTAGATAAAGCAGTAGAATGGAATGATAATATTCCGAGTAAAGAATATTTTTTAGAATTAGAAAGAGTTAGTAAAAATCAAATAATATGGGGTGCTAATTATTATAATTGTTTTAGTAATGGAAAAGGTGCAATAGTTTGGTATAAAGGTGGTAATAATACTAAAAATATGAGTGACTGTGAAATAGCATCTTGTAGCCAACAAAAAAAAATAGATTACATAAAAATATATATTGAAAAGGGTTTTTTAGCAAAAGGAATTAACACAAGAATACACCCTTGTCAAAAACCTATTAAACTTTATGAATGGCTTTTAATGAATTACGCAAAAGAGGGGGATAAGATACTCGATACACATTTAGGAAGTGGAAGTATTGCTATTGCTTGTCATAATCTTAAATATGACTTAACTGCTTGTGAACTTGATAAAGAATATTTTGATGCAGCTATGAAAAGATTAAATAATCATACAGCACAATTACGAATAATATGAATAAGTTCTTTGTACCTAAAGAGATATATGAAGATAGAATAGCTATCTGTAAGGAATGTGTTTACTATTCTAAGACTTTAGGAAATTGCACCGTCTGTAAATGTTTTATGAAGATCAAGGCAAGGATAGCACCAATGGAATGCCCTCAGAAGTATTGGGGTAAAAGCCTTGTAATGGAAGCTCCTGATGACTTGCCACAAGAAATGATAGATGAAATATTAGACTTATGGAAAGACTTGAAAACAGGGAGAGCAAAAGACCAACAAGCTAAAAAGAAAATGATTGAGCTATACAATACTATTTACGGAAGCAATTACGGAACAGGAACTAATTGTGGTTCTTGTATATCAACTTGCTTTGATGGAATAAAAAAACTATATAATAAATACAATGACTAAAGCAAAAATGTACTGCCCTGAAACAATGGGAACTTTTAGAATGAGGTTTGGATTTGCACAGCCAGTAAAGTTTATAAAAGATAGTAGAACTAAATTAAAAAAAAGAAACTATGACAGAGCCAAGAAAATATAATTCAATCAAGTGGGTTTTAAAACAACAAATTGAAAAAGCAACCAAAACTCTTTGGACTTGGAAGAAAGGCAAGAATGAACACTTCACTTGCATATATAAAAACTACAATGATGACCTGCCTATATACACGCCTAGCCAATTATTAAAAGAAATAGAAGATGACAAAATATAAATGTAAATGCGGAAAGACTAAAGAGCTATCAGTAGCTACCATAGTTCACGTAGACGGAGAATGGGAAACTAAAGAAGCTCATTGTAAGTGTGGCAAGTATATGGACTCAGAACCACTTGAAGGGATGCCTAGTCAAATCCGAACTGAGGAGTCTTTAAGCAAGAAAGGTGATAAACTTTGGGCGGGTGCTAAAGAAAAGCTAGTAGGTGAAAGGGGAATCAATGAGGACTATTAAATAAATAACAATAAATTCTATTATATACTATGAAACAACAAGTTAAGATAAGTAAGGTCAAAGGAAACCCAAGCAATCCTAGAATCATTAAGAACGATAAGTTTAAGACATTAAAAAATAGTATAAGAACAATGCCAGGATATATGAAGTTAAGACCTGTTATTGTTGATGAGAATATGATGGTGCTTGGTGGGAATATGAGATTAAAGGCTTCAATAGATTTAGGTAAAAAGGAAATATGGACTGATATGTTTACTCAAGCTGATTGTGATGATATGAATAAGATTGCAATAGAAGAAGAAAGAGAAACAAAAACCTACCTAGAATATTGTGATGCAATAATAATAAAGGATAATGTTAGCTCAGGAGAATGGGAATGGGATATACTAGCTAATGAATGGGATAGCGTACAACTTGCAGAATGGGGATTAGACGTTTGGGAAAATGTAGATGACAAAGTAACGGAAGGATTAATAGAAGATGATGAAATACCTGAAGTAAAAGAGAGCAAAGTAAAGCGTGGTGATATTTGGCAACTAGGAGAGCATAGAATAATGTG